TGGTCAGTTCGGCAGAGGTGAAGTTCACGCCGATGTGCTTCTGGGTAGAAACAGTCAGGGTCGTGTACTGCTCGTTGTCGTCCTGAACCTGAAGCGCAGCGCCGTTGGTGACGAGAGCGCGATCAGGAAGGCGAATACGCAGCGTGGAGCCGATCTTCGCGCCTTCGACAGCAAAGCTGTCATCGTACTGGCGGTTCACGTTACGCGAAAGCACCAGGTTGTTTTCGAGGATCTCCAGAGCCTTTCTGGTGATCATGTCGATTGTGAGAATGCTATTAGCCATTGGTCAGCCTTTCAGGCGTAAGAGGTTAGCGGTATTTCGAAGCTTCCAGCTTCTTTACCTGTCGGGCTCGTTCAGCGGCGATCCATTCTGACGTGGTCATCGTTTTGATGGACCGAGGGTCAGTGGTGTCGTATGCGGGGGCTCCGCTGCTTCGGGCCGTAACAGGCGAAATAGGCGTGGGCGCACTCGAAGATTTCTTGACCGGCGGGTTTGAGACCAGAGTAGCCTCAATCTTACCGATCTCCTTGGCCTGCAAGATAGGCGACAAACGAGAAATGCGGTCTGCTTCTTTGGGGTTGGACCCTAGATAATACGCTACATCAGGACCAACATCAGAGGTCTGGATCGTCTCGGCCATTACGGTCGTGATGCGGAGGTTGGGGTTGTACGCGACCTGTTCAAAGTCATCGTATTTGCCCCGCGCGTCCTCTTCGCGGTCGTGGTAGGCTTCAACGTACTCAGACCGCTGCTTTTGAACTTCCCGTTCCCGTAGCATCTGTTCGGCATATGCTTTCGCATAAGTTTCAACCGAATCAAATTGATCAGGTGGCGGTAATTCAGAAGGCGCAGTAGGAACAGTCCGTTGGGCCTGTTCCCGTTCCCATTTACGCTGCTCTCTTGCGAGGCGCTTGCCGACTATGGCGTCCAATTCTTCTTGTGTGAAAGATTTGGGCGTTTCAGTCGTTTGATCTTCCGGCCTTGTAGTTTCAGCAATAGGAGCCGCCGTAGCTTCCGATTCTGACGCGGGCGCCGGGGCGTCCGCTGGGGCAGTCAAGTTTTCGTCGTTCATGGGTTACTCCGAGGAGTGCCTGGCTACCGGCCAGTCGGTTAAGCTGAAAGTCCTGCCACTTTCTCTTGGAAGGCTTTCACACGGGCCTCAAGGGCCTGCGTAGCGGATGCCAGATCAGCAGCGCGGGCGTCCAAAGACGCCGCCGTAGCAGCCTGACGAAGTTCAGTAGCATTGCAAGAGGCTTCCTGCCGAGACAGAAGATCTGCGCGGGCGGCAAGCGCCGCGTCATTGTCTGCCTTGGCGGCGTCAAACGCAGCACGGTCATCTTTAAATTGCGTTTGATCCGCTTTGAGCGCCGCGCGGGCGTCTTTGGCCCCCGCAACCATCTCGGCAGCGGTTGCGCGGGCGACGACAAGCTCTTCCGCTGCTTTGGCCCGATCAGCAACCGCATCCTGAGCAGCGGACAGCGCGCCCTGACGGACGGCCAACTCGTCCCGCAACGCGGCCATCGTAGCCAGGTTTCGGGGGAGCTGGTTAAGGAAATAATCCATGTAATCCATAGGGGCGCTATCCTGCGAGACGTTCATGGGACACCTTTAGGCGTAATAGCTGATGTTGAGCTTGGCTCCAGCCACCTGCTCAATGAACCGAATCATGGTCAGGTCGCCGTCGTACTGGAGCGTCACGCCAACGGGGAGGGGCATTCCAACGGACGAAGTGGGGGCGACATTATCGTCGCGCCAGCGCACAGCCTGTCCTTCGGGGGTAATAAGAGCGATCACGGGACGGCAGTTCAGGCCGTTAAGATCGACATACGGAACCGTCAGCGCCGTGGAGGAGCTGAGAGAGGTGATCTGCTGATAGCCTAACCTGGTCGTGATGGCCTTCAGGTTAATCGACATCATATTCTCCTAGATTCCGTAAAGGACCGGATCTCGATAAAGTACTGCGTCGGTCCTGTAACCGGCGGGGTAAAGGGGGTATACGTGATGTCTACGGCCTGCCCGGTTAAGGAGTATAGCCCGTTCTGCGGCGAAAGCAAGAACCCCCTTGTAATGGTTATGCTTTGCCCGGTGAGTGCGTAAGAACCGTTGGATGCGGTCAGCGTATAGGCGACCGAAAGGACCGGAGGGCTTCCCGCTACAGGCGCGGCTGCAATCGGTAGCGACGCAATGCCGTATCCAGTAAGAGCGAAAGCCATTCAATTAACCTATCCTTCAGCAATCAAAAGTTGCATCTGCGCCGAGATAGCCGTAAGCTGCGCCTGCAATTCCTCCAGCGTTGGTTTAGCGGGCACAGGATCAGGCGGCAACGATGCAGCATAAGCCAGCGCAGCAGCCTCTTCCTCTGGCGTGTACTGGATGACCGTGACTTCACCAGTCTCAACGTTGACCTCTATGCGCTCCATATGAGCCTCCTATTCGTAGAGAATGTTGACGCTGCCTGCGTCGAAAGTGTCGGTGCCATTGACTGTAGTGAGGCGGAGCCTGTCGATAGCGCCAGAAAGCGTGACTGTACCACTAGCAAAATATACGCTAAATGTTCCTGCTGAGTTAATATTGCCATTTCCAAAAAGTTGATAAACAAAGCCTGACGGGTTTACGATGTTAAATGTTGTGTAGTGCAAATTGGCTGCGTTTGCGCCGCCAGTCGTAAATCCTGTTGTCGATGTTACAACCGCAAGAGCAGACCCCTGATTATTTGATGCTGCGGACGTGTAGCCAGTTGTTGTGATAGATCCGCTGCCGATTTGAACTTGTATTTGAGAAGTGCCGCTGACGCTAACGCCAACAAGCATCACAGTGATGCGTTTTGCCCAAGACGGGATTCCGGTAAATGTGATGCTGGTGCCGCTAGTAGTAGCTTGAGACGTACCCTGCACAATCTTCTGCGTAGACGACCACACAGACCCGTCCGCAGTGAACAGCACGTTGCCCGCAGAACCAACGGACGTAAGATTTGTGCCACCATTGGCGATGGGTAAACTGCCAGTAACGCCGGTTGTTAAAGGCAAGCTTGTGCCGTTGGTCAAAGTTGCAGATGCTGGCGTTCCAAGCGCGCCGCCATTGGCCACAAGCCCGCCAGCCGATCCAACATTTACGGCAAGCGCAGTGGCGACGCCAGTACCAAGCCCTGATATGCCTGTTGAAAGTGGCAAGCCGGTGGCATTGGTCAGCGTTGCCGACACGGGCGTACCAAGAGCCGTGACGTTTCCAGATGCGTTAAGCTGAGGCGAACGAGACGCCGCCATGGTCATAAATACGTTTTTAGTGCCTGCCGAAAACGTAACCACAGACCCGGCGTTAGACGAACTATAGATCGTAGTGCGAGTAAGTGTGTTGGCCGACGAGTAGGTGCCGAGCCCCACTTCCCATTCGCTAGTCGTTTGTCCCTGGATCGAATAGTAGCATGTGTCCCCGACCGACATGACAGACGAAAATGTTTGGTACCCCGCCGCAGGCGTACCAGATACAACAAAAGCCCCCGTACCTGTGGACGTGGAACTGTCGAGGACGCGATCTGCGGTTACAAAAGCCATTAGTTACCTTCAGCGGGTGCGATGGTCAGTTTGCCAGCAGTGACAAGCGCCATAATGTTGGCGTAGTCGGTGTTTGCCGGATCAAGCGGAACGAAGTTTGTTACGCCGTTGATGTCACAGCGAATGCCGCAGACAATGCCGCTAAGATCAGTTATATATTGCGCGTTGGTGTACATGGTCATAGCTCCGCAACTGCAGAAATGTGTATTCTATATTCGTTAGCAGCAGCCGGTATTGCAGAAATAATTGGCGTTGCATAATTTGGGCCATCATTATTGTATACGGTTGACGCATAATCAGTTCCAGTATTTATATTACGCCAACTATTGTTTGCAGCAGAAGGATTGTATGTTGTAATTGTAGGAGTTGTTCTCATAAGTATTTTAAAATACCAAGGATAACCATAGACGCCACCAGCAACTGTGTAAGGAATTGCAGCCGCAGATCCATTTACGCCAGCATTTTGCGCCCATGCCGTTCCGCTTGGAAAAGTAGAAAAAACGTATCTTTGACACTGCGCCAATTGATCGTTGTAGATTTGACGCTCGTAAGGGGTAGCAATTGATCCAGGCTCAAGTTGCACATTGCCAATAGTCCACGTTCCGCTAGTCTGCGCCCCAACTGTAAATAGGATCTGCAAGCCAGTTGTAGCAGCAGATGGAATGCTGATTTGGGCGTTATAGCGCGTCACAGTTGAGGTGACGGTAAATGTGCCAGTGGCAATTGATGTGACCGTGGGGGACGCCAAAGAACCAAATGTGTCAGTCGTATTGGCGTAATAGGCAGTCCAAGTCACCGTCGTCAGTAAACTGTTGGCAAGATCGACCGACAGCGTTGCAGTTGTCCCAGCCAAATCCGCAGAATTGATTGCCTCAATGCGCTGGGCAAAGCCGATAGCAGTGACAGAAGCCGCGCCAGTGAAACGGTAACGATACTGATTTGCCGTTGCACCAGCTACCTGTTGACCTGTTACGTTTGCACCTGTGCAATAAGCGTAAAAACGGTCAACCGTATAGGCTAACGCCGCCGCCGCTGTAATTGTTTGAGACGCGCCAGCATTGCGTTGATCAACGGCCATATTACCGTTGATGATGCGGTTGCGTTTAAACGATGAAGCCATAGCAACAGTGCCGCCAGACGTCAGATTAGTGCCGTCAAACGTAAGGTTGGCAGACCCGGCAAACGCGCCAGAACTATTGTATTGAACTTGCGTAGTTGAGCCACCTGGCGTTCCGCCGCCTCCGCTAGACGCAATGGTGATGGACCCCGCGCCGTTGGTAATGGTGATGTTGCTGCCCGCCGTCAGCGTTGTGCGGGTAAATCCTGTACCGTTGCCGATGTCCAACGCGCCGTTGGCAGGCGTTGTGGTCAAACCGGTGCCGCCATTGGCAACCGTTAACGTGCCCGCCATCGTAATGGTGCCGGACGTAGTAACGGGGCCGCCGCTGTACGTAAGGCCCGTTGTGCCGCCGCTAACATCGACGCTGGTAACCGTGCCGGTGCCCGTCACAGTTGTCCATGTGGGGACGCCTGTTCCGCCAGACGTAAGAACTTGCCCGGCGGTGCCCGCAGACGAATAAGATACGGCGGTTCCCGTGCCATAAGGAATAGAACCTGCAACAGGCGTAGTTCCAGACGGGTCTGTTTGAACCGTTCTTGCCGCCGCCAACGTGATAAACACATTTTTAGTGCCGGACGAGAACGACACGGCGCTGTTGCTGGCGGAAGACGCCAAAACGGTTGTGCGGGCAAACTGGTTGGTGCTGGCGTAGGTGCCAACGCCAATCTCCCATTCAGCGGTCGATTGGCCTTGAATGGCGTAATAAAACGTGTCCGCAACGCTTAGAACCGTTGAGAAGGTACGATAGCCAAACGGCGCAGATCCAGACACCGTGATGTTGCCGGTGCCGGTCGTGGTCGATGTGTCCTTGACACGATCTGCGGTTATGAAGGCCATAGATCTATCCTATCAGGTAGCTTGGAACACGCCATTTGTAGCATCAAGAGTCACGGTGACAGTATCGCCAGAAGCCACGGTTACGCTAGACCCATAATCCCAATAGGCTACCGGGGTGCTGGTCGTTGCGTCCCAAAGTATCGCATATCGAAACGTAAATCCAGCGCCAGATCCCGTCCAGACAGCCGGGCTTGCCAACACCAATTTGTAGGTGCCTGCCGTCTGGGCGGCAGACGTAATAGTGGCCGTGTTGCCGCCTGCCGTGTACCCGCCAGCCGTAGCCAGATCCGTGGTGCCCGCCGTAAACGTCGTATCGGCGGCGTTGACGGTCAGCGCCAGCGCAATCTTCCATGTGTCCGTGCCAGCATTAATCCCCTCCAGAAGAGGCTCAATGGCGGCGGTATATTTGACGTATGAGGCGGTGGGCATCAGCGCCTCACGACAGGAACTTGAGTTTGTACAGAGTTGAAAGATACAACCCTACGATTTCGTCGATGATGTTCTGAAGCGCGGTGTCTTTTTGGTCCACTACGTCATATCGGCAATCTTCAATTTCTTGAAGCTGGTTTTCCAAGAACTCAACGACGTTGGTAGTTTTCTTGGCGGTCTGAAGGCTAATGCCGCCAATCAAGCCGTGACGGCCCTGATAGGCTTCGGCAAACTTGTCGGCTAGATCAACGATACCATCATAAAACCCCTGCAAGGCCATGTGTTTAGCAAAGCTGCGAGTGTTGAGATGGACCGAATGAGCCACATCGCGCGCAAGAAACAAATACCCTACGAAATCAGAAGCTTTCTTCATTGCGGCATTCCCTGCGGTGGCATCCCTTGGGGCGGCATTTCAGAAGCCATTCCCTGCGGCATTTCCATTGGCATTTCTTCGCCTGGCAACTGCTGACCGGGCATCTCGCCCGCCAGATCGCCGCTGGTAATCATGCCGTGAACCGTGCCCATAACAATGTCTTGGATCTGTTCGGGCGACATCGACGCTTGAACGGCAGACAGACGCTTGGTCTCAGCGTCAAATGCCTTGATTGTCGCCTCAAAGTTCTTGCGCTCAAGATCTTGCATCTCGACGGACTGATGGACGTTCTGAAGCATTTTGTGCATCATTTCCATCTCTTGGCCCATCGCCTGCATCTGTTGTTCAGCCGCCTGAAGCGCCGGGGACTTATCGTCGGTCTCAAGAAGCTTGGGGTCGATGGTTTTGGCAAACCGTTTGGACATTTCCTGCGCGCCAGGCCAATCCATGTTCTTGATAAACAGGTCGCCAGCAACCGCCCAAAGCGCCGGGTTGCCTTGAAGAAGCTGCGACATGGAGTCGAGAGCTTCCTGACGCTTGGTCATGTAGCTCGGCCCCGTCGTGACGCACACATCATACTTTCCAACGCTGGGGTTGTAAATCTTTTCAATGATGATGTTGGGGTTTTCAGGGCTAACGATCTTCTTGACCGGCTCTTGCTGCGTTGGGTCGATCTTAGCCATGTCCGTTTCACCGTCAATGCCGATGATGCGGGCGATGCGCTGGGTGTCGTAGATCTTAGGGATCATGTCTACGATCTGGCGCGTCGTGTAGCGGATGGCGCGCGCAAGGTTGTCAACGTAGTGATATGTGCCTGTATC